AGCTATACGAATAGAAAATAAATCTGATAGTTGACACTAATGTAATATTGTATTATAATAAATAGTGTAGAAGGAATTAATTTTTAGATTTATCAGAAGGTTCAGGGCTCTATCACACATCTGACACACTTTTGCTACACCTCCCCTCCCTCCATTGCATCGGGTAGGAGATCGGGAACGGGTAGGAGATCGGAGAAAAAAACCCAATACACATAATTTTTTTTTTGCCTGGTATTTTTTCTTACATCACATTTTAATTTTTCGCTCGCTTCACTTTTCGCAACTTCACTTGCAACAATTACTATTTAAAAAGTATCTCTTACAAGATAGACAGAAAGAAAAGAAAAAACCCGAACCAATAAAAACAATAAGATAATAATAATTTTTTGCATAAAAAAAACCCTATCTAAAATAAGATAGAGTTAATTTAATTTTTTAATTTAATTTAGATTCCTACAAAACTAACTATCCCTAATGTTGTAAAATCTTTATCATTAGTTTCTGTTTCATATTCATCTAAATTAGTTTGATACTCATTTAAAAATTCTTCTGCTATATCCCATTCTAATAATCCATCATTTGTAGTGAAATCTAATAAACCCATTACATAATCATTACTCTCATAATAAAATTTAAAAATAGATTCGGTTAGATCATAACCAACATTAGAAAAATCTAAATCAGAAATAGAAATAGTTGGGAAAAAATAATTAATAAGAAAAGAAATAAACTTAATCATTATTTATTCTCCTGGTAGTCGATAAGAATAGAATTAATTTGATTAGTTCTTTCCTGTAGTCTGTTTGCTAGTGTTGTTGATATTGTTATTCCTTGCCAGGCTAACAATAAAAAAGTAAACAATAATAAGTAAGTTCTCATAACTAGAAATAACAAGTTGGTAGTTTATGTTGCTTGTTATAACCCATTATAAAATATTACTATTGTAATACAATAGACTTAGTAACATTAGTTAACAATTAATTTTAATTACTTATTGTTGTTTATTTTCTTTTCTAAATTCATCATAACTAATTAGAAATTCATCTTGTTTACCTAACCAATTTCTCATCTTATCACTATGTTTAGGATTATCTTTTATTAATTCCACTACACTATAATTACTATGTTTAAAACCATCACTCTCATCAAATAATTTAACAAAATTATCTAATTCATTTTTCAAATTATTAATTTGATCTATTCTATATTGTATATCATAAGAACTAGATTTTATTTTTTCCCACTTTTCTAATTCCTGGATATCACTTGCAAAACTTCTTACATTTAAATTATGGATAGTAGTATAATCTATTTTTTCTGATTTTAATAAATTTTCTGATTTTCTTTCTTTTGCACTTTCTGAAATAATAACATCACAAATAAATTCATCTATATCAAAATCATTACATCTATGACTATAAATATAGATTTTATTTTTATCAAAAATATCATTTGGTTTTTTGTGATATGCTTTATAACCATATTTTTGATATGGTAATACTAAATTAATATCTTGATTTATTTTTTCTAAAATATTTTTATTTAATATTTTACCTTTATTTTTTTCTAATGTATTAATAATAGATTTCTGAAGTTTAATTATTCTTTCATAAAATTCTATTTTATAACTAGCGATCATAAGTACATCAATTTTTTTAAGGTACTTTTGTTTTTTTTGTTCCTGGATGTAGTCAACATAAGGACTTGAAATTAGATTAGTCATAATAATTTTTGATGAGGTTTAAAAAATTTTTCCTCAATACTAGAATATTACATTAGATATTATTTATTGTCAATATTAATTTATCAATTATCTTATAAACTCTATAATTATATTTAAAATTTGATTTATCTAACCTTATTAATTTTAATAATGATGTTAATATAAAAAATAGTTCAAATGTACTAAAAGTAATTGTTACTTTCTTGCTATTACTGAAAATATTGATGATTTTTGACATTTTTTGATAAAAAATAAAGATATTTTCAACTTAACATAACTACTATTAAAGGGCAATTAAAGGCAAAATTATGAAAATGAGAATTTTTTATTTGCAAAAATGAAAAAACTAATGTAATATAGTAGTGAACTAAGATTCAAAACTTACCAAAAATGAAAAAAACTGAGAATTTCTCACCCCAGGTCTTAATAATTGGATCGGGAACTATGTGTGAAGATGATTGTAGAATCCATGAAAAGTGGGTTACACGTTACAACATCTTTAATAAAGTACACTTTGAAAGTGCTTTAAGAAAAAATAAAAAATGTGATCTAATCGTTTTTAAAGCAGTAGATCATTCTGGAACTAGGACTGTTTATGAATGTCACATAAACAATAAATTCGTATCAATGCCTTTAAACATCTTTAATGATTTAGGCATATACATATGGAATAACTATTTTAGACCTGAAACTCAAGACACATTAATCCATTTATTCTTATCTCAAACCGATCCAGGATTAGGAATAATTCTACCCCAGGATAATAAAGATAATTATTTTTCTTATAGGCAAGTCAATCCAATAAAAAGGATTTATGAGCTACAAAAAAGAAAAGAAGAAAATTTAAAACTAAATAATAATGATTTATTTGGTGAAGATATATTGGGGTATTCAATATGAATAATGAAATAAAAGAAACAAAGATAAGGTTGCCTATATATTGGGCATCTTTTCTTGCTAATGGTGATGGTTCGGGATTAGAAGAAAATGAAGAAACAACCATTTATGAAACTCTTGAATGGGCTGATTTATCATTAACTAACCATCAATGTATAGATGTATTAGATGATTCTAGTTTTGAATATTCCTACATTCCAGGATTATTAGCTGGTGATTATTGCACATATATATTTATCAATAGACCTGTAGTAACTTCTAATCATGTCAAAAATTAAACACGTTTTAAATATTAATCAAAATATATCTGAAAATGATTCAATTATTGTTGAAGATATTTTGAGAGATACACTTTTTAAACTTAAAAAAATTAAATCTGTAGAAAAACTTTATTATCAAATTAATGTTAGCTATGAAACTAATTAATGAAGTCTTAAAAGACACTACTGAACAGAATGATACTCTTGATATATATATCAAAGATGCACCTCATTCAGATACAACACCCCAGGAATGGGTAGATAATAAAACTCACTTATATGTTGTAGTTTTTCATTTTACTAACGTAAAAAACCCTTATTATGCTCACTCCTACTACATAGATACTGTTATTAATTCCGATAATAAAGGATTATGCCTTAATGGTTCTAGATGGGATTATGAAAGTATTAGTGAAGAAACTTATGAAAGAGTAAAAAACTTTCTAAGAAAATTTGTTTTAACGAACCAATTAAACATAGAACATTCCAAAATTAAATATATAGATGAAAGATATATATATAGCTATGGGGGTAGATGGATTAAAAATGGATAGAAAAGAAGCTATAGATTTAGCTCTAAATTTATTTCGTAAGGATTTAGATAAAAATGATGTTGTAAAAACATTAATCGAATCTAACATTCCAGAATCTACCGCATACAGATATGCCAAAAAAGCATTAGATCAGTATGAATGGGAAGAAGATTCTAAACCTGACGATAAAAAAGTAAAAAATTTAGAGTTAAATGCCCTCAACACCATATATAAATCTATGAAATGGGCTGAAACAAATAACGAACCAGAATTGGCTGTTAAGTATGCCAATTTATACATCACTAACAAAAAGAGGTTAAAAAAATGAAAACTGAATACAAAATCTACCCACGATCTAAGGTAGAAAAATTAGTAACTGACTTTATTGAAGAGCATAAAATTTATGCACAATATGGTAAAGATTCAGAAGGATTATTTAATGTTCAATTTTTAGTGGAGGAAGAAAATGACAACTAAAGATGAAGCACTTGAAGCACTACACGAAGCAAGTCTATCAATAGCTTGCTTAACTGATTTTTATGAATATCTTGAAGATGAAAATAATGATCTTAAAAATCCAAAATGGGTTTTAAAAGAAGGAGAATTTCTTAAAAGAGACATATATCATATTCAAGATCAAATTACTATTTTAGAGAATTTTCTCGACCCTGAATGTACTTACAACCCTTACACTGCGAGCAAAACAAATGCCTAAAACTAAATGGACTATCGAACCTTACGACCCAAAGGCTTATTTAACTGTTCATAACTTTGATTCAGTTATAAAAGAAAGTTTAAATTGTCTTAACGAATTACATAAAACAAAAACATTATGTGATTGTGAACAAGAAATTTTTGCTTTTGATATTACTGATACTCAAACAGGTGTTAATCAAGGTATGGATATTCAAATATGGTTTGATGATAGCGAACCAGATACTATCCATTGCGAGATAGTAAATGCCTTTAGCGAAAATGGGTACTGGACTAGAGGTAATGACTATCAATCTTTATGGACAGTACATAAAGATAATGTTCAAGAATTTTTGAACTTTTTTAAAACTAAATCTGATGCAATATCAGATAATAACGAACCATTACAGGAGGTAATCCATGTCTGAAGTATTACTAGCACTAAGAGAAGCTAGAGAAACTCTTAATCGTTTATTAGCTCAATATCCTACTACTGGTATCACTGCCAGAAGATTTGAACTGAATAAAGATTTAAAACATATTCAAGATCAAATTACGATCTTAGAGAAATTTTTAGACCCATTTACTGTTGAAGAATTAGAAAATCAAGAGGTAGAAAAATGATTGAAAATCCCGTACCAATAAAAACTATGCAAGACAAGGAACTTACATATATATCAAATCAATTTGATGAACATTGTTCAGATATGGCACGTTCCATTGCGAAACAATTTAATTTGCTACCTAGTTTTTATGATGAATTTATAGAATACTTTACAGATTTATGTAGAGAATCTGATAATGGTTATTCTCTTGTAAATGATAAAAGTTTAATAGATGATTGGTGGGAAGAAAATTCTTATATATATGATGATCCATCACCCTATGAAGATTACGAACCAACAGATATAGATTTATTAAACCACTGCTAATTCTTTTAACTGTTCCTGGAATGTCATACAGCGTTCCATAAAACTTATCTCGCTAGACCTCAACGCTAAACTATCCAATAGTTTTAGTTGGGGTTTTCCACTTCTACGAGCTATACATACTAATGCCTGGTTACATTCAATTCCAGTTAACTTTCTTAGTGCATAATTATACGCTCCAAGTTGATGGCAATAATTAACTAACATTTCATCACTTCTAACCTCTTTAGAAGTCTTCCAATCACAAATAGTTAACTTTCCATCAATATCTATTAAAGCGTCAGCAGTACCAGCATATCCATAATCTTTATCATAAATACTAAATTCAATCGCATGAATGGCCGTTACTCGTTCCAATATGAATGATCGTAAACCTCTTGCGTAGCCTGACGCACTCCAGCTAACACGAGGTGCGGTTTCGGCTGCTTTCGATAAACCCCATTGCGTGACTTTTGTTGGGCAACGATCCAGTTCATCTGAACCCATCCTCCAGATTCCCCGCTTGTTGGCATTGTGTCTTGCAAGTTTCGCTCCAGTTTTAAGTAGATATTCTGCATGAGCGTGAGCAAGTTTTCCTCTTTCACAAGCCATATCTCTTTCATCTGCTGATCCTTTCCTCTCAATCCATCGTTCCAAAGCATCTTTTTGTTCCTGGGGTGCGGTTTCTTTTAAAATATGGGTAACTGAATGATATATATTCTCCTTACTATCTTTATATATTCTGTGTGGATATATAGTGCCAGAATCATCACGTTCCAATGACCATCTTCTTAAACCAGCTAACGCTCCATGTTTTTGTAATGAACCCATGAGTGGTTTATAAATACAATTTCCCATTCTTATAATACCTTAAAGAGATTAGTTTGCAAGTTCATTTTCTATAATGCTCAAATCGTGCTGATCTAGATTTCCTAACAGCTATACTGTCACTTTCATCAATGCCTTTAATCGGTAAAGATAGGGGAAATAAATATTCTTTTTCCTCATACACTTCTGTATTTTTAATAAGAGAAAGTTTTTCATCGGGATTAAATACATCTATTAATAGTAAAAAACAGTCCTCATCTGCTGAGTGAGGCCAAACACCACAACCTCTTGCTTGATAATCAAACAACCACTCTATTCGAGTTCTACCTTTTTTAAGATTCATAAAATATGAACGTAATGAATGAGGTAACTCAGAATTATTTACATAATCTGAAATTGTTTTTACAAAAGGGTGAATACACCAATATCCTCTCCTAGAGGGCTGTCCTGCTAAAAATAATACAGACTTATTTGATTGAATAGATAATTGTATAGCTTTTTCATTCTCCTCTAAAGTAAAAGTTCTACCTTTTACCTCTGCATAACTATTAAATTCTGGTAAATAAAAATCAGGTAAATATTTTCCTGCTTTACCTAAATCAAATCCTTCTGGCTCGTATTCATATTTAATACCAGCCCTATCAAAAGCCACCATCCATCTTGCTTCTGTTCTGGATCTGCAAAGATAACCCTTGTAATAAGTTTCTATAGATTTAATCATAAAAAAAAAAGGGGTCAAAGACCCCTATGAATGGCGATTATTCGCCTGGGTTAAATGGATTACCACCATTCATTAACTCTTTAATATCAAAACCATTATCTTTTTGTTCTTGATAAGTAGCTTCTATTAAAGGAGTTGTTCCTTTTTTACGAGGTGCTGCTCTTAAACTATATTGAGTTTTAAGACCTGTGCCATCTCTTGAAAGTACAAAATCCCATGCTAATAAATCGGAATAATCTTCCATTTGACTAATCTTGTCAAGTTCTCCGATAATTCCTTTTTGTGTAGCCTGGAAGATTTTTACTTCCTGTGACTCATGCTCAAATACTGGAACAGCTAAACCAAATTTTGCTGCTTCTGGTCCAGTATTTTCTCTGTTCATTCTACGGGTATATTCATTACCCATTTCAATTTCAATATCTTCTTGCGAAGGATTGTCTGCAAATCTGAATGGCTTTAATTTGCCTTCTGATGTTTCGCCCCATACCTCGAAAAATTCTAAAGGTTGGTCATCTAGTAATGCAAAACGTACATTACCTCCACTTTCGATTTTTGTGGGATTTATGTAACCACCGCTTTGTGTAGTAGCTACTGCTGATCGTGCTTTTTCTGTTAGAAATGCCATGTTTAAATGTGCTTGTAGGCTTTTGCCTGGTGCAATTCTATTGTAGTACATGGACAGATGAATGTAAATAGTATAGAATGAAAAAACCCCCAAGATAG